AGTAGCATAGTTAGATGCAAACGAGTTGTTATACGTAGATGATAACTCTCGTGCCAGCATACCGGCTGTTGTTGCACCTGTAACATTGTTTATAACATTAAAGTAATCAGCGCTTGTAACAGTTACCCAAGTACCTATTGCTGCTGCATTATAAGCAGAAATACTAGATGCAGTAACTAACGCGTTTAATATAGCATCTGTACCGGTATATACAGAGGTATATTCAACAAAGGTTTCGTTTATTGCAGTAAGATTGTTTATATACATATTAGAACGGCTTTGTTGATGATTGAGTTATTGTACCGTGACTTGTTACTGTTTGTATTCCGCTACTATCAGTTGTTACTGCACCACCTAACATTAAATATTGAGTATTAGTTATAGCGGTTAATGGAGCGTTCGGTGCTGTAATACTTGTTTGTGTTGGGTCATAAACATTTGAACCGACTACAACTCTCAAATTAGTCATATAACCCGGCCATTCTTGTCCGTAATATGTTCCAATATCGTTAGTAGGGTTTGATGACGTATAGTAATTTATAGTATTTGTTTGCACACCAGATGAACTTCTAGCTGCAGAAAGACCTGGTGTACTTCCAAGAAATAGCGTTTCTTGATTACTACTATTTCTTGTTAAAGCAAAATAATACCACTTGTTTATACTCATCGTAGGAACTGTATATGAAAACTGCCCGTGACCGCCATAACTATCTGTGGTTATGGTGGTAGAGTTAGTAACAAATAAACTCAAACCCCATACAGCATTAGCACCCATTATACCGTAAGCGTTAGTAAAATTAGGTAATTGAAACCAGCCTTCAATAGTGTAGGCACCACCAGCTATAGATATACCTGGACTGAGACTTAAATATGAACCACCGTGGCTAGTACTGCCCCCTGTAAATAATAAGCTACCTGCTAATGTAGGTACTGGGGTGACATCGTAAAAAACGGTATTACCTGTACTAATATTTCCTATTATCATACATTATATTACTGATCTATACGGAAACTTCTACAATAGTTGTTTGAAGTAGAACCACCTGTATAAGCACCGACTGCGCAATATGTACCGCCAAAGTTAAGGCCTGTTATGTTAAAGCTACCTTGTAGGTTATTATTTAAGTAAAAATCCATATAACGGCTACTACCTATTGTTCTAAACTCTAACTTTAATGTATAGAATGTGGATGCACTCACCGTAGATGCACTGGAGTTGTATACTGTTACACTACCAGAACTACTGGTTTGCCCTGTAGGATTAAACGGTATATTTAACGTATTTGTGTTGCCGTTCCAACTTGCTTCAAACTGTTCTGCAGCACTATAAAAGTGTACTTGTAAGCCCACCGCGCTTAAACCAACAAATTGAGAAAGATTAGGGTTACCAAATGGTAAAGCGCTTAATGCACTACCTATTAATACGTACGGGCCGTCTGCACCCGAACCACCAAAACTTGTAAAACTGGTTTGTACTGTGAAATCTGTTGTGTAATTTATCTGAGGTATGTTCCATACAACAAACCCGGTATAACTGTTAGTAGCAGGGGTTAACTGTACACCGTAGTTGTTACTAATAAAGCTAGTGTTACTACCGCTGAGTGAACCGCCAACTGTAGTAGGGCTACCGTTTACTATACTGTTCCAATAAAAATTAGTTCTCTGAGGATTAATTGATAAGTTGTTTAGAGTAATACTAGAAGCTGAAATCGCATTAGCGGATAAGGTTGTAATACTTACAAAACCACTAATACCAGGTGTGATGTTAATATTGCCGTTTACAGCAGATACTGAAATACTTAAAGCATTAGCAGCTGAAATATAACCAACTCCAGTGGTACCTACAGTCAATGAACCACTTACTGTAGCGCTTGCTAACGCACTTGCTCCTGAAATACCGCTATAACCGCTAATACCTGTATACCCTGATATACCAGTGTAACCAGATATACCAGTGTATCCTGAGTAACCACTAATACCCGTATAACCTGATATACCGGTGTATCCTGAGTAGCCGCTAATACCAGAGTAGCCTGAATATCCTGAGGTACCAGCAACACTACTAGTTGATACCCATTGTATGCCGTTACCTGTTGTAGTTAATACATAACCTGACGTACCTAAAGTGTTATTAGCATATATACCACCAGCGGCAGATAAGGTTCCTACGTTAATCACCCCTGACGGTCCTGGTGTTAAAATTATATTACCACTTACTGCAGAAACTTGTAATGTTAAAGAATTAATTGCAGATATAAGACCGTAACCAGTAGTACCTAATACCAATGCACCGCTTAACGTCGCACCTGTGGCGATTGCATTAAGGCCTGAAAAACCACTATAACCACTAATACCAGTGTAACCTGAAATACCAGTATAACCTGAAATACCTGTATAGCCTGAATACCCGCTAATACCAGTAAAGCCAGAGTAGCCAGAAGCCCCACCCCCACCGCCACCAGTTGCTGATAGTGCTACACCGTTTAAATAAAAACTAACCGCAGAAACACTAACAGCAGATACACTTTGAAATGTTACGTTATTAGTAGTGTTTAAACTTTGATTATATGTAGTACCAGCGCCAGAGTAACCACTTATACCAGTGTAACCTGATATGCCTGTAAACCCTGAATACCCACTTATACCAGTGTAACCACTTATACCAGTGTACCCTGATATACCTATAAAACCAGAATAACCACTTATACCAGTACCTGAATAACCAGATATACCAGTGTAACCAGAAATACCGGTATAACCTGACACCCCTGTACCGGTAGCGCCTTGTGCACCAGTAGGACCGGAATACCCGCTGTAGCCTGATTTACCCGAATAGCCTGAAATACTAGAATAGCCTGAAATACCGGAATAACCGCTTGTACTAGAGTAACCGCTAAAACCAGAATAACCAGCACCAGAGCTACCTTGAGGTCCAGTTAAACCGCTATAACCTGAGTAACCTGAACCTAGTAAAGCTGCTCCTAAACCGGCACTCATTTGTACAACAGCAGCGTTTAATGAAGTAAAATTATTATTAAGAGTTACTCTACTTGTTTGTACTTGATCTGTGGGTTGTAGTATTACAATACCACTATAGCCTGACAGCCCAGTAGGTATACTACCAGCCAATGCACTAACTTGTGCAACTGCAGTGTTTAAATTACTGAAGTTACTATTAATAATAGGTAAACTATTACTAAGAGTTTGTGTAGCGGGTATGACGGTAATATTAGCCATGTTATAATATTTATACTGTTAACCAAGTATACGTATTACCACCCCAAGTAAATGTAGACTCATACCAATCTATCTCTGTTGGGTTTACCACAGCTACATATATACCATAATGTGCGTACGGTTGTTGTACTGGCATGCCCGGATTATATGTATCATGAGATAAAATAGAATATCCAGCCGGATTTACTACTATAATATCAAAATACGTTGTACCAGCACTTAAGCTTGGAGCTTGATAGTTAACGACTAACTTATTATTGTTAATTATGCTGTAACTTAATGCTGGTAATAGCCCAGATAAAGCAGGGTATTTTGCAGATAATGAAGGAGTGTTAACGAAATCATCTAAAACTACAGTGCTGTTAGTTCCTAAAAATGCATCAGGTACTGAACCGCTTACATACACTGCGTTGGTGTAATCAAACATATCTCCTAACAACGTACACGTACCAGAAAGCTGTGCAGGAGTTAACCACCGGTCAGTATATTTTATTAATGGACGCGCTGAAACTGTAACGGTTTCATTATATGTTGTACCGTTTAATGCATTAATGGTATCGTATATAGAACCGTAATCAGCTTCGTTTGCAGGTGTGTCATTAGTTGCGTAAAAGTTGTTATTAATCTTAAAAATCCTGCCCGCTGCACCTGCATCTGACTTAAACAACCATCCTTTTATTGTAAATGTAGTATCACAGGTAATTTGGGTAGGTTGATTATTATTTACATCTATTGGGTATCCCATTTTTAGGTTACCATCCCATAATACTTCTGTTCTTATCTCCGTCCCTGGCATTGCATCATTTGTCCAAGAAATAACAAAATAAGGATCACTCCATGGAACGAAATTACTAAGAATTTGATCCATATCTGTCTGGAAGCGTGTTAAAATACTAATATTAACAACTACATTGACAGGCACTGGCTGTAAAGCATGCGTACTAGCAACATCGGTAGAATTAATGTTATAATAGTAGCCTCCTAATTTATTAAAGACTCTATTAACATCACGAGAGATTGAACCTATGCTAAATGCTACCGCAGGAATCGTTATTGTCTGAGCTTTATTAACTAAATCATTTAAGACTCTCTGTTTTGGAGAGTAAACATAACGAACTGACACGGCTGACCCTGGGTTCCGGTTATTATCGTACCGTCTTACAATAGCTCCGTCAAAAGCTTGTAAGAACTGCGTTAATAAATCCTTTATTTCCCAGTGATAGTTGTATGCCTGCACAGGTATACTTACATAATCCTATTTAAAAAGTGCCCTGGCAAAATATTTGTATTTCTTTTAATAACTGTTCCTGCAGATCCATCCAGGATATATGTAACACTAGTATCTTCTTTAGTTCGAGTGCATCTACCTGCAGCTTGGATTAAACTAATAAACATTTTCATTGTGTACCAATGTTCGTCTTTCTCTTTAAGTAAGTTAATTCGCTTACTCTCCAAAGACATATACGGCATTTTTATAATAATTTGCCATTTACCAAAATCTCCTTTTAAATCTAACCCCATAGTAAGAGAAGGACTAATTAAAACAGTGGGGTCTGACCGTAAAAAATGCTCTCTCACTATAGATTCATTTGTAGTTCCCTCTTCTCTGTATAAAAACCGTTTACCGTTTAGTTTGTTTTGTAAAGCTTGTGTAATATTAAACGAATGAGTATGTATAATACCCTTTTCATCTTTGTGATGCTCAGCTATTTGCTTAATAATATCGATAACTTTAGGTAAATTCTTACTAATTACCTGCTTATTCAACGGGTATTTATTATGAATATAAATAGGGCTCTTTTTCGGGTCAAAAGTTGACTGTAAATCTATGTATTTGTAGTCTGTAATACCTAAACTTTTTGCAAAAATATCACGATCTACAATAGTAGCACTCATTAACACTACAACTTCAGCATAATCAAATAAACAGTGTGTAAGTTTGTCAATTTTTAGTGGCATTACTACCACTTTTTCTGCATTTTTTTCAACAATATATTGTGCATCTTCCCAATGATTAACTGTATGCACTATAGAGTCGTATATTTCTTTGCGTTGCTGTTGTTTTGCTAATTCTATTTTATTTTTTTCAAACCTAGAACGATTAGAAAACGAACCAATTGCTTCTTCTAACACAGAACATACATCTGTCAACCACCCTACTACTTCTGTAGTCGATTCAGACTTAAGTTTCTCAATTTTTACATCGAGATAAGCCATCTGTTTATAATTAACAGTAGCAGAAAAGTTTTTTACTATTTCGTCTTCTAGTTCTGAACACTCATCACAAACAATAATTTGACGTTTTTTAAGATAATTAGGTAAGTTAAAGAATGAAGCGTAATTTAACACCGTAAACTTGTTAACTAGTGCTTTATTACGAGTCTCATAATATGGACATATACAATCGCTCCAACACTTTTTCTTAAGATTTTGTGCAATTACACAAGGTGCCTGATCCACAGTAAAACTATCATCAACTTCACACTGATAGTTAGTCTTACCTTTAAATATTACACCATCTTCAAACAACTTACCGTACTGATCTTGTAAAGCTTTTGTTGTAGTTAAAGCAAAGGCACCATGAGGTTCAAACCTATTAAACGCACCTTCAAAATCTTTATCATAAGCACTATAACTATACACTAATTTTGCATAATCTGAATGAGCTTCATTAGTAGTATTAGCAAGTGTTTTACTAAAAAACGACTTACCTGAACCAGTAGGTGCTTGTACAATAATAAACTTTGTACCTGAATTGATTGCTTCCTGGATCTGGTTTAGTCCAGCGATTTGATGCTCTCTAGGTTCAAATCCAGGCGGAAAGTAGTCCAGTAAAGGTTTTTCGAGTTTCATTAATAAATGTATACGTTATTATACTTGTACTTTAACGTATTACAAGCTCGAAATCGTCAAAACACTATCATAAAACCGACTATTTTTGACTTTTGTAACTCCTTTTAGAGTTAAAAGCAAATTAAAGTCGTTTTCTGCTAAAGTTTCTAATCTATAGTCAAAGCTTACCTTACCCTTTTCTTCTTCTGCAGAGTATGGAAACGGAATCTCAAAGGTTTCGCGTTTTTTATCATTAACTAAGATAAAAGACAGATAGTTGCCAGATAACTTGTATATTAGTAATCTGCCACTCTTGTATGTTTTATGTTTAAAACTAAATGTTACCTCTTTTTGCAGGAGAGGTTTGAGTAAAGTGTCTATTTTTTCTGTCATGTGTGCATGAACTGTACTTTTTCAGATTCTGTCATTTTTGACAGTACTTTATTGAAATATTCCCAAAACTTATCTGGGGGGTTAGTATTAATTGCGCTAACTATCTCTACACTTTCTGCAGGAATTAACCTGAAATCTTGCATAAAAATATCCCAGGTCATTACAAGGCCTTTTTCAACAGGACTAAAATCTAAGCTGTTAGGTGCACCGTGAAAATTCAAAGCCAAACGACCCGGGGTACTATTAAGTAGATTAGTATCGTTAGTTGCAAGCATTCTTCTAAATTCGTTTCCAGGTAGAGGTCTACGTCTATTGAATCTAAGTTCTACAACGTTAGTATTGAGTATTTGTACTAGGGTACCTGGAGACATTCATATTACTTAGCAGGTACTGCTCTGCCAAAAATACGTTCTTCATTGAGAAACACAATGTTCTTTAATCCGTTCATCTTTGCACACTTAATGCCAAAGTTACTTGGAAATATTACGTGTTCTCCTACCTTAGTTTTGCATCGAGGACCGGCAATGATGACTTTAGCTACACGCCAAGCAGACTGCACCATATTAACAGGTACAAATATACCATCTCTCATAATTTGAGTGTTATCCTCATTACAATCTGCAAACTGGCACATCATAATATCATCTAAGAGTGATTCTAGCTTCCAATCACTAAGATTAATATCAGAACCTGCGTAATTGTCAAGCTGAACAAGACCTTTAACGTTGTCTGTTTCAATATCTTCGTTTGCCTTAAGCGCTTGATTACGGTCCTCAGCGCTTAAATGCTTTAAATCTCTCTCTAGTTTATGTTGTAGATTTTTCTTCATTTGGTAATTTTAAATTAAATTGCTCTATATAGAGACTTACCTCTCTCTCTGAGATTTCAAGGTTGTTTGCAATCTTTTGTAAGGTCGCGGTACTTTTGTTACTAGCATCTTTCTTAGCTTTCTTAATATAGCTTATACGTTTAAACTTACAAGCAGGTAAAATAGTCTTTAACGTTACGTACCAGTCTTTATTAGACTCTAAATTCTTCCAATACCTGTTGGTTGTATCGTTAACTATTTGTGCTACTGGAGCAGAATGCATAGAACACCAACGCTGGATAAGGAACGGTTGAAATTCCTTATCCTCGTTGATATTGCTAATATCAGATTCCTTACCTTTATAAAGAATCTTATTGATATAATCAAACATTAAACAATTACTTTAGCAGTAGCAACAAAAATGTTATCTACCATTTGATAAAACTGTTGATGTACTTGTAATTGGAACTTTTCTGCATCAGCAGGTGAAAGATTAGTACTAAATGCAAAAGCAGGAGCTTTTTTACCAGCACTAATATTAATACCTGTATGTCCAATAGCTACATTATCTTTAGAGTATGTAATACTAACAGAAGCTTTACCTTTTTGTTGTACTATACCACCTTGATTATGTTCAGCGTGTACAATTAAGTCATCACCTTTCATTTCAATAGGTTTCTTAATATAAGTGTGTAGAGTATTAGCAATCGCTGTATTAAACAAGCGCTGAAAACATACTGCACCGAAAGGATCTAGATTAGGTATCTCCCAGCAGAAGTTAATCATAGAATCACTATAGATGTAGTCTTTTTCTAGAGAATCTTCTAAATCAATAAGGTTTAATGTAACTTCTACAGGAGCTACGTAGCTAACAATATTACCCACAGCCAGAGTCTTATCTCTGAAATACTTATAAGCAAAACGCTTGTGAATAAAATCGCCGTTATA